CTGGCACGCTATCAACTATGCCAGCAGGCGTAAAGTTTGCGGTATCTTCGCCCCGCAATATCATATCTGTAAGTTGCTCCATTTCGTCCAGCGTGCAGAGTATAGGCACGAGGAAACATCGACAATTTGGATGCCACCCCTTGAATATAAATGTTTTAGGATAACGCCCAGCCAACGTTTCGCACACTGTGCAAAAAAACGGGTTGTTAGAGCGTTTAACCTCATAGCCTATAATGAAATCCATCTGTTGCCAGCGGGAAATATCACAGGCTCGGTAAGCCATATTCGTCTCGGTACGGGTAAGACGCTCGGCATTTTTGTAGCTCGAACGGTAATAGCCACGACCGGGGTTGTAGGCTTTAGCATTTTTGCTCAACACCAGATTGCCATGCTTATTGCGTACCCTCCTAAATAACTTGTCTGGCTCGTGTAAATACTTCCTAACTGTACGGCTTAACTCTCCAGCTCCTAACCCCTCTCCAATACCTAAATCAAGTGCAAGCTCCAGCTCCTCCTTTGCCTCGCCTACATACTTCCAAATGCGTTGTGATAAGTCCAGCCCATCCTGTTTACGGGCATAAAACTGCATCATAGCCTCTTTGTTATGGGCAAAATATTTAGCATAGTTATTATTGTATATGCTATTTCGCCCAAACATGCGCTTTACAAAATCATCATTCCATGAGTTTGCATACTTCCACTCTTGTGCAATGTTGCCCCTAACGCTTTGGTATAGCTCGGAGTATAATTCTCGGAGCTTTTTACTTACTTTAGGGCTTATGTCCTCATAATCTGCGAACTTAAAAACTTTGCCCTCCTCCAGCTCTAACCCCTCGCATAGAGCCACAATTTCGCCTATGCGTTCGTTAAGTATGCTACGTACAGCAGTGGCATAACCCTCTGTACGTTTATTAAGTTGTGCATATAACTTTTGGGTATCTATCTTATAATTTGCCATATTGTTTTTATTATAAATAGCTGGTTGAGTTCAAAAGTGTTTGTTTTTTACTCTGTTGGCTCAAATATGCTATGCTGCAATTTCTCCAGAGCTTTAGCATCGGCTATCTGTTGCTCTGCTGCTATGCGCTTTTTCTCTTGCTCCTTATCACGGATAAGAGGGTTGAGCTCAATAAGTGTTTCCTGTGATAGACCACCAGAATTGTACTCTTTGATTGCATTTGTTATTGCCTCTGCAACATCTTCCCCAAAAGGTTCTTGGTATTCAAATTCCAACTTTAGCTTTTCACATTCGCCTTTTAGTGTTACATCCAGCACATTGCCAATTATGGCTTTAACAAGGCTGCCAGCACGAGCAAGGTACTCATCGTGCGTTTCTTTGCGCATTTGGGCTTTAATGTCTGCCAATATCATCATTTGCTTTAGGGCTTTAGCTGATACGTTTGTGAGCTTTGACATGCTATCAAAATCAATATTCGGAGTAAACGTTTCTCTGAAAATATGCTTTTCGTTTTCATCCGATTCCTGTTTTTTGAGCTCGTTAGCCGTATCGGGCACAAGGTAGTTTAGCTGCCCTTTTTCGCTCAACACATACAACTTGTTTTCGCTATCCTTATCAGGCATACCCTTAACCACGTCTGCTGTTGCTACCAAAGCTGGGTCTGCCATGTAGTCGTTTACATCGGCTGTACGGCTTTTCATGTACTCCTGCCTGTCAATTATGTATTGAGAGCCGTGCCACTCAACATCTTGCTCAAATAGTATGATAGGCTTTTTGCCAATAAAATTACGCTCCTGTGTTACCTCCCAGCCCAAATTAGCCCTCACACAGCGATAAATAATATCATCTGTGAAAATATCCACATGGTAAAGGCTCTTGCCTCCAGATTCGCTCAAATTGTACCCACGGGCAAAATACACCAGCCTATCGTACTGGTCTTTTATCACGTATAAATCATCGCCCAGCGATTTTGCCAACGTTTTTATAAGGCAATCGGCTTTGCCCTCGGAGTTTTGGAAGCAATGGAAAAGTATTGCACTCCTCGTTTCAGAGCCAGCCAGCCGTTTTGCTTGCCTCCACTTGCTATTAAAGTGCTTTTCTTTTATCAAGTTGGAGCACGCAGTATAGGCGTTGCTCGTGCCCTCTGAACGCTCCAACCATTGCACGGGTCTGCCATACAAGAAAACAAGCGCAATCTCATTGATATAGGTTGCATAACTCAATGGTATTTTCCACCGTTTTACCCAGCCTTTAAACTTGCCTGTTTTACCATCGAAAATAGGCTTATCTTGCCGTTGCATTATATCATGTTGCTCTATTCGGTACTCTTTAATGGCTTTGTTTACCTGTGCCTCGTTTAGCTCCATCATACCTAATGCACTTCCAATATCTCCAGCTCTTACCTTATCCTCAAATGATTGCTGATAGCCAACAGCAGCCTTTATCCTGCTAAAAAATATATCAAATACTCCCATTGTAACTAATTTTTATCGTTAATAACTTATTTATAATATGCCCTCGAAATCACTTTTACTTAACCCCTCTGGGATAGCATCTCCTTTTATCAGCAAGTGGTCTATTGCGTAACATAATAAATCCACATACTCATCATGTGCCATGCTCGGAAATTTACATACCTCCTCTATAAAGTTTTCATTCCAACTACCTTCCACTAACACAACCCTCCCACACTCAACTTTAGGGCTGCATACGTTCAACCTCGTTTCTTTACTCTCTGTTGGTGTAGGCGTTTTTGTTACGTTTAAGTCCGTGCTGTCTCTCAACTGATGCACCACGCTAATACCGTTTGCCTTTGGCTCAATACGCAGGGTGCTGGTTCTATTGTTATATCCCCATGTCTTAACATACTCTGGCAAAAAGCGTATAAGGTCTGGAAATTGCTTATACACTTTTTGGGCATGGTAGATATAGAGGATGTTATGTATTTTGCAAGCAGCCAGAATACCGCTCGGGTCGTTATCTGATTTTCGCTTCCTCTCATCATAGGCTGTGTCTATGTAAAAGTGTATAGGCTCGGAGCTTCTTACTGCATGGAAGTGGGCAAGCGATATTCGCCCGAACCACTCTTGTTTTACGATGTTACCACCATCTACTGTCGGCTTCTGTTGGTAAAGAGCCGTAAATGTTCTTAATGAGAGGTTTTCCATTTTACGGAGCTTCTCCATAGAGTGCTTACCCTCCCATAGAGCCTCCCCTATTTGCCGTGGGTCATACGGAGTGTTATTATCCTCCTTTATGGCAGGTATGCACACTATATCCCACTCTTTGCCCTCATGCCTCAATATTCGCCCCGCCAAATCATCATCATGCCACCTTGTCATAATAAACAGCTGCTTACTGTCGTTGTGTAATCGGGTAAGCAATACGTTTACATACCAATCCCAAACCCTATCCCTGTAAGTAGTTGAATATGCCTCTATGGCATCCTTTACAGGGTCATCAATAATGGCTATATCCACAGGCGTACCTGTTAGCCCTCCACATACACCAACCGCCTTGTAAAACCCCTTATGCTGCACGGTTTCGAATATGTCAACGTTACGCAAATACCCCCTGCTGTTTGTTCGTATATTCGAGCCATTCAAGTATGTATCTGGAAACAGCCCTGCATACTCTGGGGAATCAATAGTCCTCTGTATAGCCCTACTAAATTGGTTTGCTAAATCAGAGGAATACGATGAGCCTACTATTTTTAACTTTGGGTTTTGCCCTAAAGCCCATGCAGGAAATTGGCGAGATACTATTTCAGATTTACCGTGTTGTGGGGGCACAAAAACCATTAATTTTTTAATTTTGCCATCCAGTAAATCCTGACACTTTTGCGCTATAAGAGAGTGAAACCACTGCCTATCATAAGATGGATTGCAGTAGTTCAAGAAAACAGGGAATTTTTTTCGAGCATTAATCTTAAATAACTCCTGTTCAAGCTCCAGCTCTCTTAGCAGCTCGTTATTTGTCATTTCCTCTTATTCCTAATTTTTTCAATTTCTGCAAGGATTTCCTCCTCTGATAATATTTCTTTTTCTTGTGGTATAAGTGGGTCGCCATTTGCGCCCGTTACTTCTTTCTTTTCGGCTGCATACAAGCCCAGCAGTTTGCGCCTCTCTTGGAGTTGCTGCCTTATCTCTGCTATGTAGCTCACATCGCCAAATTTTCGTATCTCCTTTTTGCCTTGCTCCAGATAGTAGGTTTCCACAGCTCCAGCTATCGCCTGCACCTCTGCATCTTTATTGCCTTTCTTCGGTGGGTCGGCGGGCTTGCCCTTTTGCTTGCTGTTCTTACTCTCATAATCCTGCTTACTTTTGTTCCATGCCTCCCATAGCTCCACTATGGCATCATCAATGCGCTCCAGCTCCAACTGTACAAGCTCATCGGTGTTTGTTATGCGGAACTCTCTCCACTCTGCCAGCAATGCCTGTATGTCGAGGAATATAGTACGGCTGCTTGGAGCTTTAGGTAGCCCCAGCCTCCGTTTAACTTCATCGGCAATCTTCCTTATGCTTTTGCCTCTCTTGTACTCAACAGCCACTATCTCCAGTCGTGCCTGCTTTATTTGCCTCCCTTTTTGGTGTTGGCGGTCATTTAGCGTTTTTGTGTCCATATTTAGCCCTCCTCAATAGTGGTATTAAATTTCTCTACATCTTCCTCTGTGTAATCTATTGAGGCAAATGTGTCCTTAATTTTGGCTGGGTCACCTTTGTAGAAAACGAGCACATTCTGGTGGCATTTACCTATTTTGCGGTTAGTCATATACCTGCCTACTCGTTGTGGCAATGTGCCTATGGCTTCTACGATAATAAGCTCGTTATAGAGGAGCATACCGTTACGCTTGAAAATATCCTTAACGTCTCCAGTTAGGCTATGATAAAAACCTGTTTTCTTATCTCTTACATCCCCAACCACAATAACCGAAAATCGTTCGTCCTTTAAGCACTCTATGGAGTTGGTTAATGCGTTGTCAAGTATGCGTAAAAAGCCATCGTAATCATCTTGATTACTCGCATCTTTAGGATTGTCGCTATATACTTCTAAGTCGAAGTATGGAGGGCAACTAAAGAGCAAATCCTGCGAATCTTTCTTTATATGCTTTGCCACATTTTGCCCATCATCGCAGATGTATTTCACAGGCAGGTTAAAGTTGCTCAATACCTCATTGTTCACATCAATTTGCTCCTGCCTTAACTCTATGCCTGTAAACTCATAGCCACAATGCCCAAAGACAAAGCCTTTTTGGGTATCGCCTGCAAAGCAATCGAATATCTTTGCTCCTATGGTTGGAGTAAACCACTTACACAATGCCTCTGCCAGCACTGGGTCAAACAAACTTACACCGCTGTTTATAGATGCCATA